GTCTAGCCCCCCTTGCGTGCTTGATGCCCCCCCCCTGTGCAACACGCCCTGTGACGCTCTCACACGCCGTGTACGGGCCTCAGCGCGTCCATGACACCTACGGCATAGGGTGACGCAGTTGTCGGCGTCGTAGGGGTTCTCAGCGAAGCGGGCCGGGTTGACGTGATGCACCGTCAGGTCAGCCGTCGCACCGCACTCGGTACACGCGAACCCATCGCGGCGCTTCACCTGCTTGGCGATGCGCTGCCACCGCACGGTGTTGATGATGGCCCGGTGTGCATCCCTGGTGCGCTGCCCCTCGGGGCTTCGCGTGCGCACATGCCTGCGCTCGTACTCGGCACGACGCCTGCGCCTGTGTTCATTCCACACCGGCCAGCACCGCGCACAGCGACCATCACGGGCGGCACCAACCAGGTCACCGCAGTCAAGGCAGATGGTGGACAGCACGCTCATGCTGGCAGCGTAGCCCACGCAATGACGACAGCCCCGGGGCGCACCATGACCCCGGGGCTGCCTTCGGTCGCACGGAGGTATGACCGGCCACGGCACGCGGTATGTGCGTGCGGGCAGGGCAACACTAGCGACCCTCACGCCTGCTTGCCTGCACCAACTTGTACACCGCATCGCGGGTGACGTTCGCCGCCTTGGCAACGTCGCTGACCGGCGCACCATCGTTCACGGCGTCAAGCATCAACGTCCGCCGCCTGGCTCGCGCCTTGCGGTAGTCCGCGTCCGCCTTGACCAGCGCACGCACCGTGCGCCTGTTCTGTGCTGCTGCCATACCCACCACCTCAGTCGTCGTCGTCAATGGTCATGTCGGATGCCAGCCACCCGCGTAGCGCATCCTCATCAGCGTGCTTCACCATGCTCACCAAGTCCTCAACCATGTCGCGCATGGCTGCCTTTTCAAGCGTGTCAGGCAACGCCTCAAACGCGGCCATGACCTCATCAGCACGCCTGCACTCATCCGACTTGCCCGCGTACCTGGCTGCCTCGCTGCACACCGGGCACGCGCTCATGCGTTGACCAACTCAAGCCACGCCTCGGCTGCTGCCTCAAGCGCGTCCTCCCGAGTACGTCCCGTGCGCCGAGCGCGTGACGCATACGGCTCGTCATTGCCCCTGACAGGTTCGGCCTCCCACCTGTTCATTGGCGAGTAGTCCACACGCTGCACGAACAACATGACCTTGGTGCCATCGCTGCATGTGTGCCATGCCGTGCGTCGGGGGTTCATGCCGACACCTCCACAAGCGTTGCGTACCGCATTGACAGCCGCAGGTCGGTGCGCTTGATGACGTCAGACGCCATCCATGCGACAACGCCGACCTGTACCGCCGTGGAAGTCTCGCGTTCCCACCTGTTGCCGTCCTTGGTCACGCGCTCACCGATGCACAGCCCGTCCGCCGACTCGCGGGCAACCTTGACGTACCTGGTGATGCGCTTGCCATCATCGCCGCGCAGCACAAGCCGTGCGTATGCGCCGCGTGCGTAGGTGTCCTGTCCGAGTTCCATGCTGTCTGCTTCCCTGCTCATTGGTCTGCCCTCCGTGGCTGACTCGTTGACGTGATGGAAGTGACTATACAGATGCGCTAGGCGTCGCGCAAGTTCTTGTGACGCTTCGCCGCCTGGCGGAACAGGTCAGCAATCACACGCTTGGGCACGCCCTTGCTGTACTGCTGGTCAGCGACCCTGCGCCGCTCGGCGTCGTCCTTCTCCCACCTACGCTGCTGGCGCTCAATGCTGAGCATGACGCTCTCACGGTCCATCATCGCCGTCCCGCGCTCGGGAGGAGTGGGAACGGGACGCCGTTGAGTATCCGCGCTTCGCGCACCAACTCACGCACCGGAAGCCCGACCGCCTCAGCCGCGTGCGACACCGCCCGCATCGCGTCGTGATAGTCCGCGCACGCGGGGCCGCACTCATCGGTGCCGTGGTGTACGTCATCCCTCATGCGCTCAAGCGCGGCCCTGGCAAGGATGAGGTTGTCAACGACCTCGTTGGCATCGTCCATGATGCTCATGCCTTCACCGCCTTGAGGTAGCACCCGGCAAGGCGGGGGCACTCCGCAGCCCCGGCCTTGCCGACCGCCTGCCAGAACAGGGAACGGTTGCGCTCGCTCATGCCGTGACCTCCTCGCGCTGCTGGCGGGCGTGGCGCTCCTGCCAAGTCTCGTCAGGCCACGTCAGCGTGCCGTTGGAATACTCAAGCGGCAGCACCCGCGTCCGCATGGTGCGCCTGACGTACTCGGCGTATGCCATGTACACGGCGGCGTTGCGAGTCTCGCCGTGGCCCTCATGCCTGCCGCAGCGGGCAAGCCAATACTTGCGGCTGCTGCTACCGCTCTCGCGGACCACGACACGCACATGTGCAAGCGCGTTACGCGTGCGCTCCGGGTAGGTAGCCTCAAGCCACTCGTCAACGGGGCGGGCGCTGTAGTCGCCGTCAGCGTTGGTGGTGTAGGCGAACTCACGCCCCCTGTACCACTCGCCAACCTCAATGCCGTCCTGGCGAATCATGCCGCCACCGCCTCGCGCTCGGCGCTCTCCTCAAGCGCCACTTGGCAACGCTTCAACACCTGTGCGCTGGCTCGTGCCTCAGCCGGGCAGCCTGTTCCGTCCGCGTTCTGCGCAACGCCCGCATCGGCGTACTCGGCCAGCACCGCGACCGCAGCGCGGTCGTCAAGAACGATGACACCGGATACGCCGCGCCCTGCTCGCGTCCAAGTGACCCGCTGCCACGCGTCCGCCAAGTGACGGCTCGCCTGGTCGTCGTCAACCTGCCCCTGCGCTATCCCGGTGCCGCTCATCCAATCGCGGAACTTGCCGGGCATCTTGATGGTCATGCTCATGTCATTGGCCTCCGTGCCTTGACGTTGCTGTGATGGAGGGGACTATACACCACCCCACGGACAGCGCAAGTGCCAACTCACGTCATGCGCTTCGCGTCGGCCAGGCGCTTGATGATTGCCTGTGGCCCATGCTCGTCAATGACCGCACCCACATCAGCAGTTGGTGTTTCGTCCATCGGCGCGACAGGCGCACCCGCCCCCTCAAGGGCGGGGGTGCCGCCGCTGTTCGCGTCACGCCCTACTTGGGGGTTACTCCGTAAGGAGTAACCCCGTTTTGTATAAGGCGTGACATGCGTGACATTTGGACACTTGGCGGACACTTCGCGGACACTTTGGTTTGCCCGTTGGCGGCGCTTGCGCTCGCGGGCCTTGGCCTTGCGGCGCTCGTCGCGCTCGGCAATCTCGGTGCGCTCAGGCTGGTATTGGAGGTAGTCGTTTACCTCGTAGCCGTGCGGGGTTTCGTGCCATAGCCCGGCGTCAACCAGGCGTTGCACCAGCCGCCTGCGGCGACGGTCGTGGGCCTGCTTGGAGAGTTCCCCGGTGTCGTCATCATTGCTTGCATCGTCAACCATGTCACGCTGTGTCACGCGTGACTGTCCCGTGACACCTGGGACACTTGGCGGACACTTGGCGGACACTTGCGCACGCTTGGGCTGAGTTATCCACAGGCCGATTGTGGAGAAGTCAGCCACCAATGACGGCACCACCTCGCGGGGAATGAGGCCGTCAGTCTCATGCGCGGCGCAATACTCAAGGCCCCGCAGGTACAGGAACATGCCGTCAGCCCGGACGCTCAGCAACTTGGGGTTGCTGCTGGCGTTGGCATCCCACCTAAGCCACTTCACGGCATCGGGAAGTGGTCGTCTGTGGGCACCTCGTTCAACTCCTGGCCGATGCGCCAACCAAGCCATCGCTCAAGTTCCTGCATCCGTAGGCACTCGGCTTGCGTGACACGCTCGCCACGGGCCACCTTGTCCCGCAGGATGGTCAGGTCAACGGGGGTGCGCGTGGTCACCTTCACCACGCCGCTCATGCGGCCACCTTGCGCAGCATGTGGACGGGCACCCACGCGCAGCAGGCCGGGTCATCGCCCTGGCCGTCGAAGCCCACAAGGGCCGTGGTCTTGGCGTACTCAACGACGGTGCCAACGGCGTCCTTGTTGATGCGGGCTTTGCTCACAAGGCACTCGGCGCTCACGCGCACGCGGCTGCCTGTGGGCATGGCCTCCATGTCGCGCAGCCGTTCAACCTCGGTCACCAGCACGCCCAACTTCCACGCCTCGTCAACGCGCAGCAGGGCCGACGACAGCGCACCGCCGTCAGCCTGGTTGAGCCGGTCCCTCATTTCCGTCAACAGTTCGGTGACGCTCACCTATGGTGCCTCCTCCGTTTGCGCGGCCCGTGCCGCGTCGTTGTATGCCGCCCGTGCCATACACAGGGCGTCGTATGCGTCTTGGCGCAAGTCGTCCGCAGGCTCGCCCGCGTCACGAAGCAACTGCTTGCCGAGCGCGGCAACATCGCGCTTGGTGGCGTTGCCCTTCATGCCCGCTGCCTTTTTCCACTCGCCTGGCGTGGGACGCCACAGCGCGGCGTCAGGCCACCGGCTCGCCGCGCAGCCCGCGACGATTCCGGCGCAGTCCGAAACGCGCAACATTGACTGAACGCCCTTGCCGCCCGCCACACGCTCAATGACCAGCCACGCGATGTGCCAGCCACGTTCTGCTTCGCTGGTCCCGGCGAGCGCCTTGATGACGTTGTGTTCGTACCACCCCTCGGCGGCTATGGGCGTCCACCCGGCCAACAGCGCATTGCCGTTGGACGCGTCCACGATGCCGAAGCCGATGCCTGGCCGCTGCGGGTCAAGCCCAAGGATGACGGCGCGGCTCACGATGCACGCCCCGTGCCTCGGCACCAATCACATGCCACGGGGAACAACCTGCCGTCGCGGAACATGACACGGCGCATGATGATGCCGGTGCCCGCGCAGTAGGGGCATGGGTCGGCGTGCGAGTTCATGTACTCGCGCAGCCGTGCGGTTGCCCGTGCAAACGTCGCCGTGTACTCGGGACGCCAGCCCTGTGGTGTCATGTGTTCCGCCTTCCGTGGACAGGCTCAGCCTTGGGGTTGCGTGCGATGACCGCCGTGCGCTGGCGAAGGCTCAACTTCTCCCAACAGCCGTGGCAGTACGTCCCACGGTTGTACGCCGACAGCCGCGAGCCACATGACTCGCATCTGCGCTGGTTGCGAAGGGGCCGGTTCTCCTCGCCCTGCACACCACGGCGCACGCGGTCAAGGTGCTTGTGACGTTCCTTGGCGCAACGCGGGCTGCACGTCAGTTGCCCTGGCTCGGGCGGGATGAACGGCAGCCCGCAGTTCACGCACTTGGGATACGACACCGGGTTCATCCGTAGAAGCACCGCCATGCGCCCCACGCCGTGATGCCGAAGCGGTCACGGATGGCGTCGCTGACAAGGATGGTTTCCCACTTGTCGCCGGACCACAGCCGGTACGGGCTGCCCGCCGCGTGCCATGTCCTGTGGTAAAGCCCGACACCGCCGCCCCACGTCGGCCCCTTGTGGTCCCACCTCACGCCGTCGCCGTACTTGCTCGGCCCGGGCTGCTCGCACCGGCCAAGGCGCACGAAGCCCTGCCAATCGGGCACGCGCTTGGCAACGTCGCGCTTGGTCGGGTTGGGCGGGAACTTCATCCGGTCCCGCTTGACCTGTGCCTTGTGCGCCTTGACGCACGCCACCTTGTCCGTGCCCTGGTGCTTCTCGCACGGGGCACCGCTGCCATTGCCAGCAACGACAAGCACGATGATGAACGCCCCGATGACCGCGCCCCACAGCAGTCCTGCTGCGCGGGGACTCATGCGTTGTCCCCCGGTCCGGGGAACGACACGCGACGCATGGCGAGGTACATGATGGCGTCAGCCAACTCCTCGCGCAGTTCGTCGTAGAACCGCTGCGAGTCGGGCCAGGTCACCCAATCGCGCTGGTACTCGCGCTCACCGGCCTCGTACCGGGCCTTGAGCATGGCGATGAACTGCGGGTCGTCCAGCACCGGCATGTTCACCAGCCGCCGCAACTCATCCAGCGCACCGCCAAGGTGCGGGGCGAGGAACGGCCATGCGGACTGATGCGGGGCAATCACAGCGCACCGCCCGGACACGTCACGGACACAACGGCCCACGGACTGCCGGTAGCGCGACGCTGCGCCGCGAACTCGGAAACCGCTACGGCAAGGGCATCTGTGCGCTCAATCGAACTTGAGCGAACTTCACGAACAGGCTGACGCCTAGTTCGACAAGTTGGAGGTCCGGGGTTCGATTCCCCGAGCGCCCATGTAGGAAATGCCTGCAATTGGATTCCTTTCCTTTTGCTGTCGTCAGTCTGTCGTTGGTAGCCCGGACACGCTGCGGACACGGTTGCGTGGCCTGATTGGCGGCTTTACCGTGTTTGCACCGTGAGCATTGAGCGACGCCCGGACGCGAACCGGGAAACCTGGCGGGTCCGTTGGCGGGAGGGCGGCAAGGCCCGTGGCCGCAACTTCCGCACCTACGACGCCGCCGTTGCCTTTGAGGCTGACCGGCTGCGCCGCAGGGAACTCGGGGCCTTCGCGCCCGTCCTTGCCACCGCCGACACGCTGGCCGATTGGCTTGACCGCTGGCAGGACCGCTACGGGCCGGGGTGGTCCGAAACCACCCGCCGCCAACGCCGATGGATTCTGACCAAGCACGTCGTTGCCCATGTCGGCCATGTCCCGCTGCGCGAGTTCGGCCCCGCCCGCGTGCGCGAGTACCGGGACCACCTCGCCAGCCAGGCAAGCGCCAGCACCGTCAACGCCGTCATGGCCGTCCTGTCGGCTGCCCTCGGGCGTGCCGTGGATGAGGGGCTTGTCCCCGGCAATCCAGCGGCAGGCATCCGTTCCCTGCCCGCCTTCCGCACGCGTCCCCGTGCGCTGACCGTGCGCGAGGTGGAGGACATTCGCAAGGCAATGACATGCCCGCGTGACCGCCTCATCGTAAGCCTGCTGGCCTACGCGGGACTGCGGCCCGCTGAGGTGGTCGGGCTTGTGTGGGAAAACGTGACCGCCGCCAGCATCATCGTTGACCGCTCGGCGCAGTTCGGCCAGGTTGTCCCGACCAAGACACGCCGCATCAGGGCAGTCCCCATTGAGCAACCGCTTGGCGACGATTTTGAGCATGTGCCACGCGGCCAGCGTCGCGGCATCGTCGTCCCCGGGGTACGCGGGGGCCTGCTTGTGTGGCGCAACTTCGTGCGCCGCGAATGGCGGCGGGCCTGCGAGCAGGCGCAGGTCACCGCTGTCCCATACGACCTGCGGCACACCTACGCGACCCTGATGCTGTACAGCCGCCCGGTACACGCGGTCAGCGCCGCCTTGGGGCACGCCTCGGCCAGCATGACCCTTGACACCTACGCCCACGTTCTTGAGGACGTGCGGCTCACCGGGCCGGTTGACCTGATGGCCGAAGCCATCGCTGAGCGCCGCCGCAGGGATGCGCCAAGCACGCCCGACCTGCACGGCCCGGATGGTCCCGGCGCGTATGTGCCTGCGCACGGTGACCGGATGCACGCCGAGCCTGGCAGCGGCCTCGTTGACGGTTAGGAACTCGCTCACGGCACCCCTCACGCGGACGGGATGGGCGGGGTTGGCCCCCACGCGTCGCCGTCCGCCTGCGACTGCGCCGCCTCCCATGCCTCCAACTTGGCCGTGGACCCTGCCACGTCATTGCCGAACCGTCCAAGGGACCGAACCACAACGTCAACGTCGGCTTTGGCAAGTTCGCTCAGTCCTGCGCCGTGACGATTGGTGACCATCGCGGCAATCCGCCCGACCAACTCGCGGTCAACGCCCGCTTCCTTGGCGGTCGCGTAAATGAGTCGCTTCTGAGCGGTACTCGCAAGTTCGTTCGCGGGCGATGTATCAGCCTGCGGCGCGGGCAGCGCCGGGCGTTCGCCGGATTCCAGCGCGGGCGCGTCGGGAATCGCAGGCCCGCCAATGGCCTTGGTCACCTCGCCAATGGTCGCCGTCAGGTCAATGACCGGCACCGCGAACCGGCGCGTGCCCTCGCCCTTTTTCTTGGTGCTGCGCTGCTCAAGGCGCAGGTAGCCGGGAAGGAACTCGCCCTTGCTGGTCGCGTGCGCCAGGAGGTCAAGCGTGGCGGGCAGTTCAAGCGCGGCGTTTATGCCGTGCCCCTCCCACCTCCACACACCCAAGCCCGGAAGGTCGGGCAGCATCAGCGACACGCGCAGCGTTGGCTTGCACGCCCTGTTGTCCGGGTCGCACGAACACGGCGCGTCGTTCAACACGTCGCGCTGCCCGTCACACCGCTTGTCGCACCCGCCGCCTGACCACGCCTCGTACCACAGCGAGTACGGCTCAGCGGACGGCGGCACCAGGACGCGCAGCGTGTCCGACTCGGTGAACAATTGCCACAGCCCAAGGTTGGGGCCGTTCTCCCACGGCTGCACCTCGCCGCCGTAGATGGCGGCAGCGGCCTCAAGCGCGGGCTTGTTGGCCGAGGTGAGCCGCCACTTCTCCAACTTGGTTGGTGCGCCCTTGGCCGACTTGGCACCGGCACGGATGCGCCCGATTTCCACAAAGCGGCGTTGAAGGTCAATGATGCCCATGTCAGTCCTCCACCGTCGCGCCAAGTTCCGCCTTGGCCTTGTCAACCACGGCGCTCACCGGCACGGGCAACTGCCCCATCAGCGCCGACTTGCATGTGTCCTGCTGCCAGCGGTATGCGGCCAGCACATACAGGAATGAGTGAAACACCGCCTCGTCAATCCTGACCCTGATGACCTCATAACCGCCCGCCGTCAGGTGAAGGATGAGTCCGCCGTCAATGGCGGGAAGGCTCGCCTCAGTTCCGTCAGGCAGTCCGATGAACTCGGCATGAGCATACGCGGCCAACTGCAACGGGTAGGTGTCGGGATACACGGCCTTGCTGGTCTTGACGTCCATGATGTAGGTGGCGTCACCGATGCCGACGATGCCGTCAAGCGTGCCCGCGTACTTATGCGTGCGGCTGAACACCGCAGCCTCAGCCGCGTACCAGGTGGGCTGGTAGTCGGTGAGGAACCTGTTGAAGTGGCCCATGTGGTCAGCAATGTCGTCCGGGTAGGGCGGCGGCGTCTGACCAAGCACAAGCGCCTCAATGGCCTTGTGTACCGCCGTGCCCACGTCGCCAGCCGCGTCGCGCTTCTCCCACGGCGCACCCTTGAGCAAGCGCACCGCTTCGGCCTTTGTCATGTCGTGCCACTTGTCGCGTCGGTCATAGGCGTACTCCGCGACCATCTTGGCAGCCCACGCGCCGAGCCAGGGCTTGCCGAGTGCGTTGAGAATGGTGGTGACTGAACGAAACTGCTCGTCACCCCATGTGTACAACCGGCCCCGGTCGGAGTCGGTGCGCAACTTGTCGCTGTTGCTGGTGACCACGCTGCGGTTGATGATGGTCATGGCAGCAGCCCCGCCCACACCTCGGGGCTAGGCCCGATGTTGTGCGTGAGGTACGCCGCGATGACGAAGCCGAGCAACAGCCCGACGATGCCGGGCAGCGCCCGTCCGTACTTCTCCCTCATGTCATGTCCTCCGTGACTAGGTGTGTTCGTAGTGCCCAACCTAGTCACCTGTTCGGACGGAATGAGCGCCATGCCTGCCGTGGCCGATACACAAAAACACGGTATGAGCGGCAAAAAGGGAAGTCGCTATACATCGCTGACAGTTGCGTCGTTTGCACGACGTGTATAGTGCCCTCCGTCAGCAACCACGGAAGCCACGGAGGGCGACCATGAACAACATCACCGACAACACCGCCAAGTACACCACCCGTGAGGATTGGCTCATGGCGGTCGGCCAGCACATCAACGACGTGCTGCGCATGATGGGCTTTGAGGTTCCCGAGTACCGGGTGTCCTGCGGGTTCCCTGTCGGCACCCGCCCCTACACCGGGCGCAAGTCGCACAAGTCCGGGGCCATCGGCCAGGCGTGGGATGCCCGCGTCACCGACGACAAGGTTGGCGTCATTTTCATCAGCCCGGTTCTGAGTGACCCGCTCGGCAAGCCCGAGGACGGCGAGCCTGGCGTCATTGACGTACTCGGCCATGAGATTGCCCACCACGTCGCTGGCCTGTGGGCCGGGCACGGCAAGCACTTCCGTCGCGTCATGCGTGCGCTTGACCTGGCGGGCAAGCCAACGGCCACCTACGCCGGGCCGGTGTTCGCGGAGTTCGCGGAGTGGGTGCTTGAGCAGGTTGGCCCGTACCCGCACGCCGCGATGGACGTGACCCGCCGCACCAAGCAGGGCACGCGCCTCATCAAAATCATGTGCCCGCAGCGTTGCACCGACATGAGCGCCAACATCACGCGCAAGTGGCTTGATGAGCGCCTTGCCCCCTGCTGCCCCGTGTGCGGTGAGGACATGGTTGAGGTGGCCCGCGACCCCAAGTGACGACGACCGCCCCGGGGGCTACGGTCCCCGGGGCATCCTGCCCGGGTAGCCCAATTGGCAGAGGCACATGACTCAAACTCATGCAAGTGCGGGTTCGACTCCCGCCCCGGGTACTGCACTACCAACCACAGCCACGGAGGGCTGACATGAACATTGGTGACACGGTGTACTTCCGCAGCAAGCACGGGTGCCGCTTCGGCTACCTGGTGGAGTCGGGCTACAAGTGGGCGAGGGTGCGGCTGCCCGAGGGCGTCAAGCGCGTGCCGCTCGCGGACGTGAAGCCCTGGCCCCCCGAGCGAGTGGACGCCGCGCCGGTCAAGGTCAAGCGCGTGAAAAGGGCTCGCACCGTCTAAACGTCAAAATGTAAAAGTTGCGGCGGCACCTCCCGTTGGCCTTGGGGGGTGCCGCCGTCGTGTATAGTCCACTCCATCAAGTCAACGGCACGGAGGCCAACCGACATGACCACGAAGCACCACATTTCCTATTGGGTCCGCCCCAACAAGTACGCCGCCAAGTGCTGCGCCTGCGGCGCGGGTGTTGAGGCTGACGCGGGTTGGACTCAGAAGGACCGCGACAGCGGCAAGTGGGTCACCTACTGCGGCGAGTGCGCACACGCCAACGCGAAGGCCCTGCCTGACGGCTACAGCGCAGCGTCAATGGCGGGCCACCGGGGCAGCCACCCGCTGTACAACTGCTGCGGCTGCGGTCGCCGCGTCGGACTCGTCAAGAGCAACGCGGGCAAGTGGTACTTCGCTGAGGTTCGCAACGGCTCATACGGCGAGTACCGCACGAAGGTCATGCCGTGGATGCCGCACGATTGTGACCGCCACCGCTGACAGGCCACGGCCCCGGGGGTCAGCCCCGGGGCCACCGGCTCAGTCCAACCACACCATCCACTCACCCGTGACGCGGCCATGCTCCGGGTGAACCATCAGCAGGAGTTGGCCTGGCTTGCCCCGGCTCGCCATCATCTCGGCGGCGTACTGACTGCCTGACTCCGTACTTGGGGTCATGCGAACCTGAGCGCCCGAGGGCAGCGTCAACACAAGCCGTTGGTGGTAGTGACCAAGGAAGCAGTCAGACCACGCAAACGGCAGCGAGGATGACCACGCCGTCGCTCGCCGTGCCAAGCCAGCGGCAGGGGTGCCCGACCAGCCCTTCACCTGGTCGCCGTGGATGAGCAGGCCCGACCACTTGCCCACTTCAACGTGCGCGTACCACCCTAGATTTTCTGACCACTCAACTCGGTCTTGACCGGCGAGGTGCTGCCGGGCGATGGCATACGCGATGTTGTCAAGGTTGTCCTCACGCGGGTAATCGCCGCGCTTGCCCATGCGCCCGTGATTGCCGTGGACTGAGTAAACACGCACTTGCTCAAAGTCGGCCAGCAGGGACATGACCACCTCGGCCATGAGTGCGCTGGCCTGCATCAGTTGTGAGTAACCCGAGGAGTCCACCTCATGTGCCTGGCCGGGGTAGATGTTGACGCCCTCAACCATGTCGCCGCCGAACAGCACGACGATGCCGGGGACCGGGTGGTCTTTGCGCTGAATGTCGGTGATGCGCCGGATGCGCTCAACCACATGGCGCACGCGCTCGGCACACACGTCGGGGTCGTAGTAGTCCGGTGCCCCCGGCTGCCCGGCGACCTTGCCCAACTGCCAATCCGTGAAGTGGGCAACGGCCCACTCGGGGTCACCATTGCCGGTCTTGGCCTTGGGGCGTGGGACGGGCTTGGGCGTGCCTGCCACAAGCGCGGCGTCCCTGGCAGCCTCGTACACGGCCCCGACAAGTTCCGTGGTCTTGGCCTTCTCAGCCGCTAGTTGCCGCTGCAAACGCCGAGCCGTTGACTCAAGTTCGGCAATGCGGCCCTCGGCCCCTATGTCATCCCCGAGCGCAGGCACAGGTTCCGTTGCGGTGGGCGTTTAGGCCGTGGATGCCCACGTTGGGGATTCGCTTCGCAAGCGCCCGCTGAATCGCGGTGCCCGGAATGGCGCTGTCATCAAGCGCGGCCATCAGGTCAGCAAAGTCGGCGTCGCTCAATGTCTCACGCGCCCGATTGACAGGGCAGCGGTTGACGGCTGATGCGTCGCGCTCCTCGGCGATGTCGTCCATGAGTCCCATGTTCGGCCCTCCGTGGCCTCGGGGTCAGGAAAGACCGAAGGCCGCTTACGCGGCCTCCGGGTAGTCGTCGGGGATGACAGGTGCCTCGTCAATGAGGAGGTCACCGGACGGCATCGCATCACCGGCCTTGGTCATCGCCACGGCCTGCCATGAGCGCAGCACGCCCATCAGCGCGGTCAGTCCAGCGGCCACGCCAGCAAGCCAGGCGGGTGCGCTGCCGCTCTCAACCCACGCGACGACAAACGCGGCAATCGCGCCCACGATGAGGATGATGGCGGTTTTGGTGGATGCACCAACGGGAACGTGGGGCATGTCAGTCCTTTCCGTTTAGACGGTCCTGCCGAGCGCGTCCGCAGCGACGGCGGCAGCAGTCGGGGCAAGTCGGGAGTACGGGCGAAGCCTGCGCCCAAGGCGGGCCTCAAGGGTGCGCTGTGCGTCATTGCGGGCCTCGCGGCTGTCCCACGGGCCATACACGCGGCGCGGGCCGTCGTAGAAGGCGTAGCCCTTGCCGACGCGCACGCGGCGCACGTTGCGCTTGCTGGCCGGGCGCTTGGCAATGACGCGCTCACGCGCTGCCCTGGTACTCCACGGGCCGCGAAGCACCGGCTTGGCAGCGGTGTCCTCAAGGTAGTAGTTGCGCTCAGCGGGCTTTGGGCGGTTGCCGGTACGCACGGCCAGCGGGGCGGCGAACATGACGCCCGTGCCGGGGCCGTAGGCGCGACGGCGGTAGTACACGCCGTCTGAACTGTTGCCCTCCACGGTGAGGGCCACGTTGCCGCCAAGGTCACGGATGACAATGCCGGTGTGCGTGCCGGGCCAGATGATGTACGCCCCGGGAATGGGACGGGCGATGACTGCGCCGACCTTCCGCGCACGCTCGGCCATGTACGCGGTGGACGGGTGACCGATGCCCTGGTCATCCACGTCACATGCCCTGTACATCGCTGCCGCATAGGCACCACACCAAGGCCACCCGTAGCCCATGCCCCACGGGCGCTGCCAGCGGTCAGGGTAAGGGTTGCCCCGATTTGAGCCAAGCGGGTTCTCACGAACCCCAACGTACTTCTCGGCCTCACGGGCCACGCGCTCACCTGGCGTCATTCACTTGCCTCCGTTACACAAGCGTTGCGATGACGCCCACTATAGACCCGATAGCGGCGGACACCGCAGCCACGCCCCAAATGATGCGGCCAATGCTGCCGCGAGCGACGCCCATGCCCTCGCGCCGGGCCTCGGCCAACTCAAGCGCCTTTAGCCGCCCGTTGAGGTCGGCGCGGTAGCCCTGTACCTCGTCGCGGATTTCTTGCGCCTGCTGCTTTGACTCATGCCGAAGGGCATCCAGCAGGTGGTACAGGCGGGTTACGTCGTTGGTGGTCATGTACTCGGCCCCAGCCAAGCGGCGCTAAATACAATCGGCTGCGTGGTCACGACCACATCCCGGCTCACGTTGTCGTTATGCCGGACGAACATGCGGAAGTAGTCACTTGCCGCAGCGTTTACGATGATTGACACGCTGGCTTGGTATGCCTCACTCGCGGCGGGCGTCTTGTATGCCGCCGTGATAATGCCGTTGCGGGTTCCGCGCTGGTCAATCCACATGTAGCGAAATGACCCCGCGAAGTTGTAGGCGGCGAACTGACAACTCGCCGTGATGCAATACACGCCCGCAGTATTTATGGTAATGCGGTCAGTTTGCGTGCTGGTGTCGTGCATCGTGTTCGTGTCCACGGCTTCGTCACTTGACCCAAAGGTTATTGCGTAGTCCGTGTTCGCGCTCGTCATCGTGAATAGTGACGTACGCACAAGCACGCATGAGGGCGTCTTAGCATCCGTGCGCCCCGCCTGTAACTCCGTGAGGTTCCCACTAATCGCATTCATGCTGGCAGCGGTAAGCGTCTGCCCTGCGGTAAAGGTTTCGGGGGTCGTCCACGGCATGACTACGCAACCCTGATAGGTGTCGCGTTGAGATAACGCGCTTGGAATGTGCCGTCAAGACCGGCGCTTGACTTCACGCGAACGTCGGCAACATGAGAAGCGGAAATAGCCGTTACCCGATAAGACCTATGCGCGTTTCCGCCGTCGTTGATTGTTGAGTTGGATTCGCCACAATCGGCCTTCACAACACCATTTACATGAAGCCCAAACTTCATGTCGGCAACACCCACGCTGCTTGTCGTTTTCTGAACGAAGCCGCCGAAACCAAACATGTAATCGCCCGCGAGCGGAATAGTAATCGTGGGCATGTTTGACGTTTGATAACTGCTTGAGTTGGTCGTCGTGTTAGTAGTGCTTTCCGCCCATAGCGGTGCGCCGCCGATGAACTTCCACGGATACGAACCAACACCGTCATACACAAATTGCCAATGAATACCGTTCGTGGAATCCGCACGGTAAATAACTATGTCGCCAACCGACGGTGACACGGGAAGGCTTGTGACTACAAGCGGTGAAATCGCCGTGAGATTGGCAACTACGTCCTGATTCCACTTACTCGCGGTAAGGACGTCACCTGTGGCGACGTTTGACGGTGTAACCCATGCCATGCGCTCAAGTCCCCCTAGTAACCAAAGGTGCCGGTTTCTACGTCACCAAACTCGCCGTAACCAAAAAGGAATTGGTCACCGTCCGCGCCACGGGCGGACAACAACAGCCTAGTGGACAGGTAAAGCCCGCCGCCACCGACCTGGTGTTCAATCTGCTCAACATGGTATGAGCCAATGTCACCACCGAACAGGCCAGCACCGAACGCGGATTCACCGAACACAAACGCGTCGAACTCAACAGGTGCCTCAACGCGGTCACCAAGTTCAATGCTGAGTTGCGTGACCAGGGTGCCTGACGTGTCGTTCTCAAGCGTCACCTCAACAGGTGGCTGCGGCGTAGCAAGACGACGGATGAGCCACTTGGCAAGGTTCTGGCTCGCGCTGAATGACGGGATGTACTTGCTGTCAAGCGTGAAGTCATTTATGCCGTAGCGCGACTGTGAGGTTGCGTCCTCCTCGGTGACCGTGCTGCCACCCGTCCTGGTCACGCGGACGCGGTTGATGATTTTGTCAAGGTCAAGCGATGACCCAAGGGACAACTGCTGCTGCGCGTTGAAGGTCGCGGTGATGGTGTCGGTTTCCGCTCGGGCGTTGCGGTCCTTGTAAACGAACGTGCCAGCCGCGCTGGCAAAGGCAACGCCGCGCTCCGCAGCAAGTAGTTCCTCCACGATGTTGAGCGCCGACTTGTCGGCGTTGGGGTAGCCGAATGACGCGGCGGTCGGGTCAACGGTGTCGCCGCCCGAGGTGGCGAGGTCGCGCTTGGCGGGGTCCGTCCACAGGGCTTCATCAAGCACAAGCCCGATTGCCTCGGACGTGTTCGACACGCCCGCGTTGATGGCGTCGGTGATAGTGAACGAAGGGTTGGTACGGCTGAGCCACAGGAACAGGTCAAGCGCCTGCACCTTGGCGGTGCGGCTATCTGAGTCCCAATCCATGCTGCGCAGGAACCCATAGAACAACGGGTAGTCAACGTCGCCGCTGCCGCTGTCGTAGGTCGCCGTGACGCGCACCGGGCGCATCGGCGCGAAGCCCGGGTCTTGAAAGGCAATCGGGGAGGTGAGTGAGTTGGGGTTGTAGTAGTCCGGGTCGTTGGGGCGTATCAGCGTGAACTCACAGGTGCCCGCCTGCATCGTCGCCAGGGTGTCCGAGCGCCCGCGCCGGATGCGCAGGCTGTCCGGTCCCACGTCGGCGGTCACGTCGTCATACGGCCCGGAGAAGTCCCCGACGCCCAACCCGTCAAGCACGTCAAGCCCGTCAAGCACGGACGAGTCAAGTTCAAAGATGTTGCCCGGGGTGTCCGTCCACCCAACTTCAACCTTGATGGTCGGTGCTGGCATCGGTCTAGAAGTTCGCGCTCACGATGCGGGCAAGTTCCGGCTCAAGGCGGCGGGCGAAGTCACGCGCATCGAATTGGTTGCCGTCCACGTTCACGACGATGGTGGTGCCAGCGGCAGCGCCCTTGGCCGTGGGCATGGTCGCGCCTGCGATGGCCGACGATGAGCGGGCCAGGGCGGCGGTGTCCACGCCCTCCATGAGCGTGTCCGTGAATGGCACGAACCACTTGTCCAACTTCGACAGCGGCCCCTTTTTGGCCGGGCTGCCAAGGCGAAGGTACGGCTCAACCTTTGTTGCGATGGTCCGCGCAAGCACGTTGTCAATGTCGCCAAGCGAGCGACGCAGGTACCGAATGTAGTTGTCACCCGCCCGGTCACCGAAGCGCCCGAAGGTGCGCACGATGCTGGCAAGTTCATCCTCAGCCGGTGCCTTGGCCCCGGCAAGGATGGCGGGCACGCGGTTCAACTGCTGCTCAAGCACGGCAAGGTCATCCTCAGCCGCCTTGCGCTCCTCCTCGCGCTGCGCCTCCAACTCAAGGCGGCGTGCCTCAAACCTGTCCTGCTCGGCGGTGACTGCCTCGGCGGCGATGCGGTCGCGCTCAGCCCGCTCAGTCTCGGCGGTCGCCCGCAGTTCGGCAAGGCGCGTGTCACGCTCGGCGCTGGCAAGTTCCTTTTCGGCCTCGGACACAAGGCGCGGGTCACCGATGCGCCTGGCCTCGGTCAACTTGGCCTGCGCGTCAGCCACCTTGGCCGCGAGGTCATCCGACGCAACCGACTCCTCAAGCCGCTTGAGTTCGGCCTCGGCGGGAGTCAGCGCAGCACGGGTGTCCTCAATGGTCTTGAGGTTGGCCTGTAGTTCGCGGTTGAGCGCGGTGAACTTGCCCGGCAGGAGGGTGATGGTTTCACCAACGCGCTTGAAAGAGTCGTTGTACTTCGCGTCGGTGGCCTGCATGACCTGTTCGCGGTACTTGGCAAACGCGGCCTGTGCTGCCTGCGCGGCAACCTCCTGCTGGCGAATCTGCTCCTGTAGCGCCTGCGCACGCATACGCGCCACGGCCTGTGCGGCAGCCATCTGCCTGGTCTGCATCGTGAGCGCGGCCTTGGCCTGCTTGGCGTTGTTGACCTTGCCGGTGACCCCGGCCTTGGTCGCCGCCTCGCGCACGTCCGCAAGCGCGTTCCTGACGGCCTGCTGATTGCCCTTGCTGTTCTCCTGGCCGAGCGCCTTGCGGGCCTCGGTGAGCCGCGTGACGGCATCGAACAGCCGTTGCGTTTGACCGACTTCCCGGCCAAGCGCGGCGGCGGTCGCGTCGTTCTCAGCACCGACGTTGATGCCCTGCCCGCGTGCCTGGCTGATGGCATCGCGTAGGCCGGTTTCCATCGGTGCTGAGCCGAGCGTCGTGGTGGCGCTGGCGATGGCGTCGCGGAATGACAGGCCCTTGCGCAACGCCTCGTTGGCCTGCTTGGCACCCTCAGCCGCGATGTTGGTGATGGTGGCAAGTTCACCCTCCATGACCGCGCCGACAGCCTTGAGGTTGTTGGCAACGGTAGTGGCGACGACGGGCGATGAACGGTCACCGATTTTGCGCAACTTCTCATTGGCCTGCGCAACCTTCGCGTCCACGTTCGCAATGATGCGGTCAAGCACCACACCAACTTGCGACTCAACCTGACCCATCTGAGTCGGAACGGCACCCATCATGCCGACCTTCTTGTTGACCTCACCTGATGCGGTGTCGGCTTCCTTCTTGGTCCCACCAAGCGCCTTGGTCAAGTCGCCAAGCGCCTTGTTGTAGGCGCTCGGGGTCTTGGCAGTAGCGAGCCTGTTTGCCGCCTGCGCGGCTGCGGCGTACTCCGGGCCGAGCAACTTGAGTTCACCAGCGAGCCGGGCGGCGGTGCGCTGCTGCTCCTGCACCGTCTTGTTGGTGCGCATGAACCTCGCGTCGGCGGCGGCAACCGTGACCTGGTACTGCTGCCATGCCTTGCTTGACCGCTCAACCAGCGGCGGCACGACGCCAAGCCCGGCACGCGACTTGCTGGCAAGGTCACGGATGCTGTTGCCGGTGGTTATGAGGCTTTGAATCTGCTGCTGAGTGGACTGCTTGGAACGGTCACGGGCGGCGTCGGTGTTCGACATGGCTGATGCCAAGTCCACGTTTGCACGTCGCTCGTTGGCGACCGCAGCCCGATACTGCGCGGACCCTGCGCCGTACTGCGCAAGCGCCTGCTGCTTGGCGCGGGTCGCGGCAACCGCCGCCTGCTTGGCGGCAGTCTCGGCGGACTCGGCCTGTGCGACGCCCGTGAGCGCACCCACCAACTGCTGAGTGCTGCTCCTCAGCCCATCTGTTGCGAGCCGCGCCGCATCCTGCGCAATGCGGTATTGCTCGGCTGCTGACTGTCCGCCAAAGAACGACCGCACCAGGTCGTCACCGATGGTGATGGCAAGCGCACCGGCAGCGAGCGTGATGGCACCGACCGGGCCACCGACAAGACTGAGCATCCCGCGACCGAGCGCGGCGAGTCCGGTGCGGGCGGCGGTGCCCGCGACAGCAAACCGGCTGATGCCTGCGCCCGCTGCGGTCAGACCCGGTGCCAGCCCCATGCTCGCGGCGCTCACTCCGCTGAATCCCATTGTGAGCGTGCGCATGGACCCGGCCAGGGTGGCGAACGCCGGGCCAAGCGTTTGCACGACGGCCAGCCGCATGAACGCCGCCGCAAGCGCCTGCACATAGGCAACCGCCTTGAGCGCGATGAACGCGCCGAGGGCTGCGGTCAATGCGGCCATGCCGACCGATGAGCCAAGCACCGTGCGGCCCACCGACGCGATTGCCCCAAGCAACGGGCCAAGCGCCTGCGCAACGGACTTGGCGATTTCCGCCAGGCCGGTGAGTGCGTTGGTCAGCCCGTCCGTGATGGCCGACGCGAAGGCACGCACGCCCTCGTCATTGACAAGCGTGTTGACAACCTCAGCGAACGCCTTGCCAAGCGATGCCAGCACCGGGCCAATGGCGGTCACAGTCTGACGAATCACCGGCATCATTTCCATGAAGGCCGGAAGCAACGCCTCGGCCACCACCTGTGTCATGTCCTCAAACTCGCGCTTGGCAATTTCCACCTGACCAGGGATGGATTTCCCGAACGCCGATGCCGCCCCGCCAACCTGCTTCTCAAGTTCGTCAAGGATGAGCGTTTGGGCCTTCGCCATCTGTCCCGACTCGGCCAGCCCAACGATGACTTCCTTTTGGGCCTTGCTGAACGTGATGCCTGCCCGGCTCATGGCGGTCAGGCCAATGGTCGGGTCGTTGAGCGCCTTGCCTACCATGATGGCCGCTGATGGCAAGTCCTTGTTGAACTGCCGCGCCAAGTCGGCTGTGGCCTTCGCGGTCCTGTCGAAAATCTGTTCGGTGCCCTCGTTCTTGATGTTGCGGAACGTGAGCAAGATGTTCTGCATACCAATGAGGGCGTCGTCCGCGTAGCCCGTCTGCTTTTGAAGGGACACGGCGAACTTGTTGATTTCACCGGCTGTGACGCCCGCCGCACCACCCGTTGACCTGATGGTGTTGGCAACCGCCTTCATGGCGGCATCCTCGGCCATGAGTTGCTTCGTGCCGATGACGGCAGCACCAGCGATGGCGGCACCAAGCCCGATGGCACCAATGCGCATGGCCCGGAAGGCAGCCGTTGTCATGGCGCTGCTGGCCTTTACCTGCCCTTCAAAGCGGCGGGCTGAGGCACCGGCAGCGCCAAACGCCCGGGCTGCCCCGGTAGCGTCGCCGCCGATGACGATTTCTACCCGTCGTGCCCTAGCCACGCTTGCGCTTTGCCTCCCGGTTTTGCCGCTTCACCATGTCCCCGAGGGCCACAAGTTCGGCCCTGCTAAAGCGTTCCATGTCCCACGGCCTAATGCCCCAACGGTCTAGATGCTCGGGCCTCCACAGGGACCGGGCACGAAGCCTGCCGTCAGCCCTCAGTCCTTGCTTGCGGCGCTTGCGTCCAAAGGGCTGTTGTCATCCTCGTCATCGCCGCCCCACTTGACGCTGACAAACTTCTCGCGGCGGGCGTCCTCAAGCGTGTACTCAGGGTTGTCCCGGCGCTTGATGAGGTACACCAGGTACAGGGTGGCCTTGATGCTGCCAAGGGACATTTCCCCGATGGGCGCACTCATAAAGTCCTCAAGTGCCTCAAGTTCGCCCAACTCAAGGTCGTCAAGGTCGTACTGCTTGCCGTTGACGCTAATGTTTCCTATCTGGCTCACGCCTGTCCTCCGTGTTTACAAGCCGTGCCGGGCGAGGAAGTCACCAAGCCCCCGGGCTACCCGGTCAACAACTTGGTTCTCCGTCCGGTCAAGGGCGGGGTTTAGGTAGGCACGCGGGCCAAAGCCACGGCCCGCTGCGCCGCCGTATTCATACACGGCAGGGTACAGGAACCCGCGACGGCGCTTTGTCGCACGCACGGCAATCTGCTTTTGCGACGGGTACGCACGGATGCTGTTGCGCAGCCCGCCCTTCCTGTACGGCGCGATTGCCTTGGCGAGCGTGACGGTTGGCTCAACCGCCTGGCGCAGTTCCGCCTTGAGTTGATTAGGCAGGCCACGGTCAACGGCGCGAAGGTCGCGGTACAGCGCCTTCATGCCGATGACCGTGGCCCCCTGGCGAGCCACCTACGAAACGGTGTCGTCGCTCATCAGGTCAATGACGATGGGGCCGTTGGTCCCGTCGTACAGCGCCTTGAACGTCAGGTCGTGAGTAATCACGTCCGGGCCACCCACGTTGGGGGTGTCACCGTCGAAGCGGCAGTTGGCAAGCGTCACCTCAACGTAAGGGAAAGTGCTGCCCTCAATGGCGGTGGCCGCAGTCCACTTGGCGCTGATGCTCGCCGTGGTCCCGTTGACGAAGCGGTTGTAGTCGGTCAGGCCCGACCATTCCACGGTCATGCTGCCCGTAATCTCGGTCATGTTGGCAATGATGGGCTGGCTCATCGTCGCCGCGCCGAGGAAGTAGCGGTCATCCTTGAGGCCGTTGTTGACGGTGACCTCAAAGTCGGTGACCACGCCGACAGCGCCGCCGCCGATGCTGATGACGCCCTGTGTCCAATTGAACACCTGGTTACCCGTGGGGTAGGACGCCGACGCAAGCGACTGCGAGGTTGTCTCGTTCTGAGCGACAATGCCAATCTCGGCCTGCAAAATCTCATCAACCGAATTGGTCAAGGTGAGTTCGCTGACCTTGGCCCCGGTGTACGAAAATGGCTGCACGGTCCCGAGGTTGTCGGGACGGCCAACCTGCACGGTCAGGCCAAGACCGTAGGGGTCACCAAGCGTGTGGCGGTGAAGCCGGGCGTTGGTGGCACCTGACGGCGTGCTGATGTTGACGGCACCAAGGGCGTGCTTGGCGACAAGGCCAAACGACTTGGTGGGCACCTCCATCGTCACCGAACCCTCAACCCGCTTCTGGCCCTGCGCCCAACGGTCGGTGCGAAGCACGCGGTTGTTGGCACGGATGCCAGCGGACTCAATCGGCTCAATGCTGAGTGACAAGTCCTCCTCATTGAACTCGTACCAATGGTCGGGGGCGACGTAAGTACCCCACGTCGTTTCCGCAGCCAGGCCAATTTGCGCGGCAATGCCGGAACGAATCGCCATCACTTCCCATCCTTTCCGGCCTTGCGGGCCTTCGTGGCAGTCTCCTCAGCAGGCTCCTCGGCCTGCACGCTGCCCGCCTTCCATGAATTGTGCTGAACGACAAGCCCAAGGCCAATCTCCTCGGGCACGTCAACCACCTCGCCGCGACGGACGACGACCGCCGAACCGTCACTAAGCGGAACCTCAACCGCCTTATGCGGCCCCCGGTATTCAACCTTCACGGCGTTACTCCTCGTTTAGATTCGCGCTTCTACGCGCACGCCTATTGTAAGCAGGGCGCTGCGCGTGGTGTCCGACGCTCCAACCTCCAAGTCAAACGGGGAGTCAAGCGCAGCGACGCGGCAAGTGTTACCAAGCGTCACGTCCTCGCGTAGCAACTGTTCAAGTTCGGCGGCGATGGCATACGCACGCTCAACCGCTTGCTTGGTCTGTTGCCCCTCACGGATGACAATGACCAGGACGGTGATGGTGTACACCTCGTCCTTCGACAACTTGCCAAGGCTGGCCCACGACTGTTCACCCTCAACGCCGAGGATGTTGATGGACTCGCGCCCGGGGTCGGGCAGCGCCGGGCCGTAGTTGACGCGCACACCAGCAAGCGGAGGAGTTGAGTGCCCGTGTCCGCCCACCTGTGTCAAAGAAACAAGGTCGTCGTACAACGCGTCCATGACTTCGGGGACGGTGGATGACGCATAGGTGATGTGCGCCATTAGAACGCGCCCCCGGTGCGCCGGTACGGTGCCAGCAGGCGGCGGCTCGCGGGCGGGAGGGCGTGCGTTGCCGGTCCCTCGGGCGCGATGGCTTGCGGCTCGTCAATCCCGGCAAGCGCCAACTCGGTCAGGTCACGGCGAAGGCTCGCGGTCACGGCGATGATGCACGCCCGCTCAACATCGTCAGGCACGGTGGCGAAGCCCCATGCCCCGGCCACGTCAACCAGGGTGTACCCGAAGTCACGCGCCGTGTCCGACGTGTGAAGGTTGGTCAGATTGGACGCGAACCTCATCCCGAGGTAGGTGCCGTCACGCGGCTGAAACGGAACCAACTGATAGTCCGTCGTCGCCGTGAGGGTCGTGCTGTTGGCGGACTCAGGGTTCAGCGTCACGGCGGTCGCGCTGCGAAGGTCATACGGCGCAAGGTCAAGCATGAGCGACCCCGCATACAGCCGGAACCGGCGCGTTGCGCTGGCGGTAGCCGGTGCGAACTCGCGGTCAACCTCGTTGATGATGGCCTTGCTCATGTCACCGATGATGGTGCCAATGAGCGCGTCGCGGGACGTGTCGCCTGCCGGGAGTTCAAGAGTCTCCCGAACTGCCGCCAGGGTCGTAAGGTCGTAGGCGTTCGGCACGGCTAGCGAGTCTCGCCGTCAGCCTTGGTCTTGCGGGTGCGCGGTCGCTTCTCAGCCCTGGCGGCTGGTGCGGCACCGGACTCGCCCCACTTCGTCAACTCCTCGCTGACAAGCCCGGCGCGGTACTCATCGCCGCTGGCGAGATAGGCGGCACGCTCCTCAATCAGCCCGGCAATGTACGCCTTGCGCTGCTCGTCGTTCATTCCCATTGCTCTCCTCCATAAACGAAGCGGGGGGGCTACCGAAGTAGCCCCCCCGCATACTAGGTGCCCCTGTAGGCGTAGCGCCTAGAAGGCCGGGGTCACCAGGCCGGTGCCGGAAATCTTGGCAATTCCCTTGGCGTAACGCTCATCCAAGAAGGCCGAATAGCCGAACACCTGCAAGCGAATCTCAAGCGTGTCGCTGAGCGGCTGCTCCATGACTCGCGTGCGAATCTCGCCTTCCATCAGCACCAGGTCAGGCATGTGGACGACGTACACGGCATCCTGATTCGTAGATGCCCCGTCCGTCGTCGGGATGTTCGGGTCAATGATGACCGGAAGCCCGGCGATGGTGCCGACAACGCCACCGTTCTGCTCACCCACGGCCTGCATCAAGCCGCCCTGCTGGAACAGCGGGCTGCTGGTACTGAGGCCCGCCGCCAACATCGCCGCCCTGCGCGGGTGACAGATGATGTGAGTGGGGTAGGCGTAGCGGTTGGACGCCACCTTCTGAATCGCGTCATAAATCTTGGGAAGCAACTCAGCGGCGGTGGGCGTGGACGACGTGTACGTCACGGTGTTGATGGACGACACGTTCGCAAGGCCGACATGCTCGTTGCTGCTTGACGAACCCACCAACATCTGACGGTCCAACTCGGAGTCGTAGGCGTTGATGAGGTCGCGGAAAATCACCGCGTCGAACGACGGGTCCGAGCGGTCAAGCAACTGCTGGCTAATGTCAACCATCCCGGCCACGGTCCGCACATACGTCGTGACAGTCGTGGTGGTCGGGTCAGTCTCCTGCACGTTGCCGCCATCAGTCTGCGCGGCGACGGCAGCGCCACCGCTCAACTTCGGCAGCGTGAACGAAGTCCCAACCGAGGGGAGGGCAGCCTTCGGGGTAGCGTCCGCGAAGGGCCGTCCGGGCCTAGGAAATCCTGCCTCCAAGTTCGGGAAATACACGGGTGGGATGTACCCGTTGCCCGAGGAGGACACGTCACGGGACTCCTCCGTCTGCTGCTTGTGACGGTGAAGGCGCTCAGCGGCGTCGCGGTCATTCTTTGCCGTGATGAGGTCACGGAAAAACGACACCTTGGCGTCGGGCCGGTACACCGGCTCGTCACGGGTCACCACGACGTTGCGCGGCTCCTGGTCCGAGGTCAGCACGGGCGCGGCGGCACGGGCCTCCTCAATGCGCTCAAGGCGCTCAATCATCTTGCTACGGCGCTCAACCTCAACCTCGGCCTCGCGGCAACGCGCCTCAAGGGCGTCAATGTCCGCGTCCTCAGCGGGCGAAGCCAGGGCGTCAACCGCCTCAGCCATCGCGTCAATGGCCTCGGCGTGCGCCTTGCGAGCGTCAATCAGGTCGCTCATTTCTGCACACTCCTGTTCTTGCGGTGCTTGGACAAACGGGCAGCCCACAGGGATGCCCGGACGCGTGCCACCTCGGCACGCCTATCCTCGCCCGCGCCATCGGCACGCGGCTCGGTAGCGGAACCGTCCGCAGGGTTGTCCTGCGCGGCGGTGTCCTCGGCCCTTGCGGAAGGCAAGCGGCCCGACTCAATGGCCCGCTCGTACACCGAAGCCTTGGACTCCGGGTATGCGGGAAATGGTGTGACGGTCACCTCGTACAAACGCTTGATGCCGCCGCGCCTAATGGTGCGCAGCGGCGTCCCGTTGGAGGTGTCCCATTCGTCCCCGCCCTTGTTGAGCGTGAACCGAAAACTCATCTGCGACACGTTGCCCGCGTTCATCTTGCCCACCATGCGGGCAACGTCCGGGTCGTTCATGTCAACACGCGCCCACACGCGAAGGCCGCGCTCGTCCTCGGCCAACTCAAGGGTGCCAGCGGTCGTGCGGGCCATGATGGTCGCGTCGTCGTGGTTGTACAGCAGGGCCACGTCAGGGTTGCCGCGAAGCGCCTCCTCAAAGGCACCAGGCTCAAGCACCTCAACGAACCCGCCCAAGTCCTCGCTGCGGCTGTTCCACACGGCGGCGTATCCGCGAATCACGCGGTACTGCTTGCCCGCGCCCGACTCGCGCCACTCCACGCCGCCGCGAATGTGTGACCGCTCGGCGTCAGGCATGTCGTCGCCCGTGGGCTGCTCAATGTCAGTTGAGTCGTCAACCATGTCGTCACTATAGGGCGCAGCCCCGCCCTCGGGTATGACCCACAACTTGCACAGCCCGCCTGGCTCAATTTCGCCCTGCACGATTTCGCACATGCCCTGCTCATAGAACACGCACGCGGCGCAGTTCATTCCGTCAGCCGCGAAGGTGTTGTCAGCCTCGCTGATGTAGTGCGCACCGTCAGGCCCGGTGTCCTTTGACCACGGCCCAAACAACTCAGCAATCCACTCGTACTTGTCGTACATGGCACGCTGCCGGGGAGTAAGTCGCTCATCAGCGTCGTCCTCCTCGCGCACCTCGGCGCGGTAGCCCTCAGCCTCAAGTTCGCGCACCTTGCGTGCCGACCACGCAACGCCCGCAGCCTCCGGGTCGGTCGGGTCACCGGCCCACAAGTACCAGGCCACAGCGCCCGGCCCGGGAAAGTCCTCGTTGTCCGGGTCCGAGTTCTGCGGCGCGTCAAGGTCGGGGAGGTGGCGTGCAAACCACGCGTTCATGCGCACCACCTTGTCAGGGCTGATGGCCTCGCCAGCGGCGATGGCCCGCGCATCACGCACGGTGGCCGGTGCGATACCGTCGCCTGACAATCCCTGTTCGTGCAACTCAACACCACGGGCTGCCAAGTCGCGCATTTCCGCCGTGGGCGTCAGGTCAACATCCTCAACCGCCCGACCCTCATCGGCCTCGGCCTCCGCGATGTTGAGCGCCGTGAGTTGGTCGTTTGCACCCTCGGCAGTCTCATGGCACCCGACGACTTCACCCGTGTCGTCCTTGACGACGGCGAAGCCGCCGCACTCGGGGTTGTCATCCTCAACGTGCCACGGCATTGCTACTGCTCCTCCTCGGGCTGGTCAACGGGCGGCTGCTCGGTTGGCGGCGGCTCGGCCCCGGGCTGCAAGTTCGGGGCACCACCGACCGGCGTGACCTGCACGCTGTCGCCGCCCTCAATGGGCGGGCGGTTCTCCAACTCGCGGATTTCGTTTGTGCTGAGGATGCCCGCTTGCCTGGCAATGAGGTATGCCTGATAGCGGGTGGAGGTGTCCGGGCGAAGCAGGGAGTCAACAAGGAACTCGGGAAACAACTCCGTGCCACCGAACAGGTCAGGGTCAGCGCGGAAGGCCAACTCAATTCTGCGCAGTCGCGGACCAAGGCTGAACTTGAGAAACCTGTCAGCCTCCTCATGCGCTGACGCGGTACTCGTCGTGCCCTCGGCTCCAAGCAGGGAGGGCGGCACGTTGAAAATGCGGGCCACCTCGCGCACGTTGTACTGCTGCGCCTCAATGACAAGTGCGTCCTCAAGCGTGATGGGCACCTTGTCAAGTTCGGCCCCCGACGCCAGCACAGCAGGCCGGTGCGCGTTCATCACGCCGCCGTGCGATGACTGCCAAATCTCAAGAATGTTCTTGGCCTGCTGGCTCGTAATCTGGCCGGGAATCTTGAGCGCCAGGCCGGGGCTTGCGTCATTGGCGAAGTACCGGCTCACGAAGTCCGAGATGGCGACGGCGTTGCCGAGCGCGTTCTTGTGAACCTGGATGGGCGACATGCCGAGCAGGCCACCCCGCAGGGTCATGCCCCGAATGTGGAGAATGTCGGACGGCGTGAGTTTGGTGACCCGCTTGCTTTCGACAATCACGTCATAGCGGCGCTCATGCGTGTCGCGGTCCCGGTACACATAGACCATTTCCGGGTCAATCGGGATGAGTTCAACCACGCGCCCATTGCGCTTGATTTTCTGGATGTAGGCGTTGCCAAAACCCTCAAGCGCCGTGACCACATCGCTGATGAAGTCAAAAGGCGATTGGTCGGCGTTGGGCATTTCATGGAGTAGGCGGTACTGCTCGGTGTCGTATGCACGGCCACGGGTCGGCCCCTGGCCCTCATAGACGATGAGCGGCATGGACGCGATGGACTCCGCGACAAGCCGAATGGCAGCCGTGACCGCTGGCAGCCCGGTCGCTGACTCAGGACTGACCGGCCTGCCCGTCAGGGAGAAGTAACCCATGCCGGGAAGCGGGATGGCGCTGCTGCCCCACTCGGCCCGCTCCTCGGGCTTGTCAGGCTTTGGCTCCTCGGCCCGCTGCCACGGCCAGCGGAAGTCCGCCACTAAACGACCACCTTGTCACCGTTCTCGGTTTCCATCATGCGCCCCCCCGTCTGCTCAATGCCGAGGGCATCACGCACACGGTAATACTCAGCCGCCGCCTCACGCCTTGCACGGTCCCTGTGACGCGTGCGGTGTTCGACCTCAAGGTCACTCAAGTCTGCTGCCTCAACCAGCGGGAACGTGTTCGGCCCCCACAGGTATGAGTATTCCTCGCCGCGCTGCGCGAGGTACACAAAGTGCGACCCGGTGACGCTGATGCTGTCGGCAGCCCGGTATAGACGGCGCTGCTTCATGCGAGTGACGGGCGGAAGCGGCAAGCCCTGTGCTGCCTCGGGCGCGACCTCAATCCACGCTTCGCGTTCCCATAGCGTGACCTCGGCAGCGTCGCGCTCGGTGGCCTTGAGCCGTGGCCGAAGGTCGCCAGGGATGTTGGTCACAACGTCGTCACCGTCAATGACAAATACCCAATCGCGCCCGGCCTCGGCCTCGGCGTTGGCGAGCGCGAAGGCATAGGTGCGCTTCTCAGTCTCGTTGCCATGCCAGCGGTCCTGCGGTCGGTGAAGCGTCAGTCCGATGCCCGCGCCATCGCAGGCCCGCATGATGACCTCAGCCTGCATGGCCTCGGACCGGGCACGCCCGTCCGGGTACAGCGCGTAGGCCCCGTCAACGGCGACCAGGTGGTCAAGCATCGGCGCGACCGACGCCACCGTTGACGCCAGCCATGATGGTGCCTCGTCATACCAACTGAGCAGTCCTATGACTCTCAACTCCGTGCCTCCTCGTAGATGACCTCAGCCGGTCGCTCACCAATGAGCAACCGCTTGCGCGGGTCTTTGGCGCAGTCCCGTTCACCCCACACAATTTTGACGTGTTCGACGTATCCGCCCGTTGCCGCGACCATCGGGATACCGGCGTCACGCAACCTGACTGACAAGTCAAAATCTGAGCAGCACGCCGTTGACCCGTGACCCCGGGCGCGGAACGGAAACCGCTGCCACAACTCGCGGCTCATGCCGGTCAGCGCGAAGCCGACAAAGCCCGTGGGCAGCGTCGGCCCGTCGTGCGCCGCAACGTCGGCGTATGAGTAGAAGTCATACGCGCCAGGCACAGGCTGGTCACCGATGAGCGGGCGCGTGGTGATGTTGACCAGCGGGTGCGTCGCGTCTAGCCGCGTGAACCCGGTGACGACAGGGTGCGCCTCGGCCTGTGCAAGCACCGCCTCAAATGCGCCCGCGCTGACAACGCAATCATCCGGCACAATCAGGAAGTAGTCATACGACGCATGAGCGTCGCTTATGACTTCCGGTATCACCCGGGTCAGGTCATCCTCCGTGTACGACCGCAGCCACGCCTTGTCCACCGGAAGCCTGGCGATGGACTCCACGCACTCGCGTATGTCACGCGGGTTGAGGACGATGAGCAAAGGGCGCACGCTGGCAACTGTAGCGCCCACAACGACGGAGGGCGCTGATAGCGCCCCCCGCGTCCTGCTTATGTCGGCTGCTGCTACTTGATGACGTTGATGGTGGTCGGCTGCTGCATGAAACGGTCAACCAAGTCGGCAACCTGCTCCTCGCGCTGGCATACCGCCTTGGCGTCGGCCAGCAGTCGGCATCCGTAGCGGTCAGTCAAGCGACCGTCATAGATGCCTCCGCCGCTACCGTCAACGCGGTAGGGAACCCATGCGGTGTGTGCCGGGTTGTCGTGCCAGATGGTGCGGGCGATTTCGTAACGTCCGCACTTGCTGACGTACAGGCCGGGCTTGATGCGGGTGAAGCGGATTTCGGTGATGCTGGTCATTTCGGTCGGCCTCCGTGCCGTCGTTCCTTGTGGAGTGAGTTATACATGACTCACCGCCGCTGTGTGGGAACCGACGTATAAACGCTTCCGACTTCCCCGCTAATAGCGCACTTTTTACGCGGCGGGTACGTCCTCCGCGTGACCTATCAGGTATTCCGCGCAGCGCATCACGTCAACCTCATGCTCAAGGGACACATACCCGTGGGGGTGTCCAAGCGCGAAGTCCCACAGGGACACCAACGGCTCAGCACCGTCAATGGCCTCGTTGTCCACCATGCGGTTGGCAAGGTCAATGACCGTGGCGCTGCCGTCCTCATGGAGTGTGACGAAGGTGCGCGAGCGGTGCGGTGCCTGCCCGGCGTCAACGTGCGTGACCGCGCCAGGCGCGAGCCTGATGGCAAGGTCAATGTCATGCACGCCAAGGTCAATGATGGGGTCAACGTCGGGCGCACCACCGTCCGGGGAGTAGCGCCGGGCCGCGACATGGACGACGCCGGGCCGGTCGCCATCGGCAAGCATCGCCTCAAACTGCATGACCGCAGGGTTGTACCGCTCGGTGTAGCCCGCGATGACCAGGGTGCCGGTTGACTTCGCGGCCTTGTCCAACTGCGCAACCTGCTCGGCGGTTTCGCCAAGCGGCTTCTCCACCACCATCACGGGTGAGCCAAAATCGAACATGGCGTCAATGGCGATGCGCGACAGCGACCGGATAGGCACGGCCACGGCAACGGCGTCGTAGTCCTTGTCGTGCGCCTCGCCCATGTCGGTGAACGTCGCGCCCTCGGCCACAGGGTCAACCGTGTCAACGTCGAAGCCCATGCCGCCAAGCACGCGAGCGTGACGCTTGCCCTGCCTGCCGTAGCCGATGACCAGCGCGGCTGGCATCAGTCGTCCCACGACAGGACGTACTCAGCAGGGTCGCTGCGCTCAGCCCGGTAGTGCGCCATGACGCACGCAACCGCCGCGTCAATGCGCTGGCTCCTGGCCCTGCTGATTTTCCAGCCCTTGTCAGTCATCACACCTTGGACGGCTTCGACATGCTGAGCCAACACCTTGTCACCGTCATGCGTCACCCTAGCCTCACTCACGGCTGTATGAAAACGCGAGTACGCCTCAAGCATCCGGCGTGACCCCTGCTCAATCGGAGCGACCGTCATGCCCTCGCCCGCCAGCATGTCGGCGGACCTGTCGAAAAAGCGCGGGTCGTACACCAACTCCACGACGCGGAACCGCTGTGCGATGGCGCGTATGTGTTCCTCCACGACCGACAGGTCAACGCGTCCGCCAGGCAACACCTGGTGAGCGACCGCATCATCACGCGCAGCCCACACCCGGGCACGCACGATGACGCGCCCATCCTCGTCGCGGTGCGCCACGGCGACGGCGGTGGTGTCATGCACAAGCCCAACGTCCACGGCGACGAACACGTCAGCGCCGTCAGGAATCTTGGCACCGGACTTCAAGGACTCCCATTGGCCTGCCGGGAACCAGGAGTCTCGGGCCTTCGTCCATTGGTTGAGGTGAAGGCGTCTAAACGCGAGTTCGTCCAGCGTCGGTGACGCCGCCTGCTGCGCAAGCACCTCGGTCGTAATCCACGACGCGGGGTTCGCCGCCGCCCACAACTCCACGTCATCGGCTGGCTCATCCTCGCGCAGCCCGTACCACCACATGAGGAACCCGGCACGCTCATCGCGGGCGATGGTCAAGCCAAGCGACCGCTCAACTTCGTTCATCCTGACGGCCTCGTCATACAGCCGCCCAAGGACCGTGGCCTTGTCGTAGCCCGCCGTTGTGATGATGAACGTAAGCGGCTCCTCACGGGCATGGGAACCCGTGGTCAGGGCCGCGTACAACTCCTCCTGCCGTGGCGTCGTCCATGCGTGCAACTCGTCAGCGATGATGGCGGACGGATTCAACCCGTGCTGCAAACGACCATCAGCGGCAATGCGCTTCATCACCCCGCCGTCCTGGCCGAGAATCACGAACCGCTGCGCGTCGCAAAAGTCCCCGAGCAGGGGCGACGTTTCCACGAAGCCACGCGCTTGGTCAAACACAATGCTTGCCTGCTCACGCGAGCCTGCGGCAATGATGACCTCCGCGCCCGGCTCGCCATCGGCAACCAGGAAATACAGCCCGAGGGCTGAGGCAAGTGTTGACTTGCCCGATTTCCTCGGCAGCCCAACCAGGCACGTCCTGTAAACGCGCCGCCCGGTGTCGGGGTCAAGCCGCAACACCTCGCGCATGAGGTTGAGTTGAAACGGCTCAAGTTCGACAGGCTGCCCGGCCCACCGGCCCTTGGTGTGCCGCAGGTAGGTACGGCAAAAGTCCGCAAAGTGGTCGCCCTGTGTTGGGAACGCGGCGGGCTTGTCGGGCGCGGTCGTCGCCAACTAGAAGGGAATGTCATCGTTGGTGGGCAGCGGCGGCGCTGGCGCGTCGGCCACCGGGTCACGCGGCGCGGGCGATGGCGTGCTGTCCTGCTTGTCACGCGGCTTGGCGAGCAACTGCACGCGGTCGGCCACGACCTCATGTGACTGCCGCTTGCTGCCGTCGTTGGCCTCCCACTCGCGCCAGGACAGGCGACCGGCAACGGCCACCTGGTCGCCCTTGCCGAGCAACTTGCTCAGTCCCTCCACGCCGCGCCCGAAGGTCACAACGTCAACGTACTGCGGCACGTCAACCCACTCGTCGCCGTCCTTGCGCGTGGCCGAGAAGGCGAGCCGCATGGCAAGCACGTTGCCGGTGCCCCTCACCTCCGGGTCACGCGTCAGCCTGCCCACCAGCGTCACCGCGTTTACATCAGCGCCCATGCTTTGCCTCCGTGCTTTCCTCATTGACGTTCCACCCGCAGCCGCCGCACACCTCATGCGGGACCGGGGACCAGCCGCAACGCGGACATGCCGCAATGCGGTCCTGCTGCTGTGCGTCCTCACTCACTCAGGTTCACCTTCGCCTTGACTCGCGGACTCGGGCCGATGCGCTCGGCCAAGTCCTGACTCAGCGAGCGCGACCGGATGGCAGCCATGCCAAGCCCGATGCGGTCGCTCGGGCTAAGCCCGAACCTGGCGCACCATGAGCGGTACTCCGCTTGCGCCTTCTGCGCGATGGCAATGGCGGGGTGCGCCTGTGGTTGGTCAAACCTGCCCATGACCAACATGCCGTCGCGCTTGACTGCCTCCTCGGCCTCGCGCCAGCGGGCCACGTTGGTCACAAGCGCCTCAAGCGCGAAGGTGTCCACCTGGTCAAGCAACCCCACGCTGAGCAATGGCGGTACGACCTCATCCCAAATGGCGACCTCATGCGGTGTCAGGTTTTGCGGCGCGGGCATGGACTCCGGGCGACCGCCGATGACAACAACCTCACCATGCTCAGACGGCTTGTAAGTGCCCTCCTTCTTGCGCACCTCAGCGGGCTTGGGCTTCGGCCCACGCGCCCCCATCAGACGCAGCCACCGACAAGCACAAGCGCCAGCACGGCAACGACCGGCGTGACCACGAACACAAGCCAGGCGAACGGGCTACCCATCAGGAAATCCAATTCGTGTCATCAAAACCACTTGTGATACCTCCGCGTGTGGACGGGAAGG